AAGGTGAACCCGCTGTCACATCGCCAATTTTCTGTGGCGCGGTTTTGATGCCGTACTCATCAATGTGTTTATAGCCGCCACTGAAAGCTAAATTGAGAATAGAAAATAAGCCGCTGGCTAATAATCCTACAGGCCCTGCTAATGCCGCATAAGTACCCGCCATTAAAGTAGGAATAGCCGCGCCCGCTAACGCACTCATGCCAGCAGTAGCCGCCAAGCCAATGCCCGTAGAAACAGCACTGGATAAAATAGTCGAACCTAAGCCACTGCCAACCGCATATTTAAGTTGGTCGCCAAGACCATAACTTGTATCACCCTGCGGCGTTAAACCGCCAGTTTGGAAGATACGATTTACGCTAGATGCTAACGAAGTGCTTAAATCAGCAACGCCACGGTTAATACCTTGTAGCTCAGGATATTGCTGGGCATTGATGTCTTTTAATGTAGTGACGATATTATTGATTGATTCCGAGGATTTAGTGCTATCACCCAAAACCGTACCCGTGTCAGGTGAGGCTTTAGGAGCTTGAGCAATGTGACTACCACCCATTGCACCTACACCATAAGCTACCAATGAAGCTGCCATGAGTGCCAAACCAATCGGAGCAAAAATACCCATTTGGGCCCATATCTTTGTCGCGCCTGTTGCAACATTAGAGGCAATCAAAGCAGCATTAGCGGCAATCTGTGAAGCGTTATTACTCAAATTATAAGCAAGCTCAATCCCGCCCAATGCCATTTCAACATCATGAAACGCCTGCCGCGCGGCGGTGTTTTGCCCAAACATATCAGCCGTTGCACCCGCTACTTGGCGAATGCCCGTTAAGCTAACCGATGTTTTTTCGCCTTCTAACTTAATCGCTTTTTGCGCGTAAGCCGATGCTAACTCACCTTTTTGCGCTTCACTCAGCGAATTATCAGCCGCTGTTTTTTGTGCATCTAGCGCGTTTTTAGCAATCGCGTCATTAACTTTGCCAAGCTGCTCAGTCAATGATTGAAACGCCGTTACTACGCCACCCGCGCCCTTATTCATTAAGTCAAAGGCTTGTGCGCTGCTTACACCAATTTGCTCAATGCCTTTATTAATGCCGTTTAATTGCTCTTGGTAAGCAATCGCGGCTTGCGTGTCCGCTTTTAAGTTTTCAGCTTGTGAGACCTTGTCAAAAGTAGCAATAGCTTTGCTGTCACCTGCTTTAAGTGCTTGCTGATAATTAGGGTTATATTTAAGGTTAAACGCGGTTTGCGCTTGCTGGGCTTCTTTAGTTGTTTTGGTGAGCTTGATAAGCTTCAGCTCTTCTTCATCAAGAGCTTTTTGATAAGCGCGTGATTCTAAAACCTGCTTGCGGGCGTTATCAGTTAAAGCCGCTTGACGGTCTTTTTCTAGCTGGGCTAACTCGATTGTTTGTTGTTTTTCAGCAGCCTGCGCGTCAACAGCATCTTTAGAATAAGCCTCAACAGCTTGGCTAGTCATGCCCACAGCCGCCAGCGTACCGCCTACTTTGGCAATAATGTTTTTTACATAAGCTTGCGTTTCGTCAATATTAGGAACGCCGCCTGCTTCTTTAACAGTTTTAGGCCCAGCGTTATAGGCTGCTAAACCATTAGTAAGAAAAGGACTGCCAATCAGTTTAGTTAAAGGCTGGTTTAACTTATCAACCGTGCCACCAAACTCACGCAACATTGCCGCTAAATAGTCTTCACCAAAACGGATATTCTCTGCGGTGCTGTTATTTTGCAAGGGCGCGATGCCGTAGCCCGGATTAGCTGCTGTAGCTGGCATCACCTGCATTAAACCCATCGCGCCTTTAGAGCTTACCGCACTGGCATTGCCAGCGGATTCTTGTTGCAAAACTGCATTCGCCAAAGTTTTAAAACTAGCAGTCGCTTTGATTTGCTCTAATGAATCTTTGCCAGCTTTACCTAAGGCTTTTTCAGCTTGTTCAGTAGCGGCAATGCCTTGTGTTAATTGGCTTTGCGCGGCAATACTTTGACGAATAAGCTCAAGTTCCTGTTTTTTTGCCTCAATAGATGCGTTAAATTTTGCATTGATAATGTCGGCTTGCTGACTGTAATAATCAGCATTGGATAAATTGCCTAGTTCGCGTTGAAACTCTAATTCTTTGGCGGCTTCATTATTAGCAAAAATAGTTGCATTGGCTAACCGCTCAATATCTTTAATGCGCTGGTCAGTAGTGCTTTTTTGAATATCTGAGGCTTTTTTAAGTAAGTCGCCTTGCTCTTTTAATAAGTCAATTTGCGTTTTATTCGCTTCACCGTTGGCTTTTTTAGCCATTGTGTTACGAATAACCGCCTCGGTTTCGGCATCAAAAAGCGAGCCTAATGCCTTGCGTTGCTTAGCAACTTCAAGCTCTACTTTTTGCGCTTCGGTTGCATACTTTTCTTGAAAAGCTGTTTTTGCCTCTTGCTCACTTGCAAGCTTGCTATCAGCATCGGCTTTATCGCGGGTAGCTTTGGCAAAATCAGTTTGCGCTTTTGCCTGAGCATCAATCCCTGCTTTATTCTTAGAAATTTCTGCATTTAAGCGTTGATATTCAGCCGTTGCTGTTTGTAATCGATTAATCTCGCCCGCAAGCGTTGTTCCTGTTATAGCAAACCCAACTCTACCCAATGCTGAGCTTTGCATAAAATCAACATTGCGCTGCAATTTTTCAATCTCTATCGCTTTGTTTGATAGATTGTCCAATTCAGGCGATACATTGCGAATCTTACCAGTTAAATAATCCAGCGAATCCGAAACCGAAGTAACAAAATTCTTAATCCAGCCTTCGCTTTTATCTTGCAATAACGCGTCGGCAAACTTAGTCCAGCTATTACCTAACGCTGAAATCTTACCGTCTAAAGTCTCCATTGCCCGCGCCGATGAGCCGTCTGCCATGCGACCTAACTCAAGCAGCATTTTCGCCATGACATCACGGGTTAATTCCCCGTTTTCCATCATCTTGACTAATGCCGTAGAGTTTTTGCCTGTAACATTAGATAAAGCTTCATAAATAGGAACGCCGCGCTCAATCATTTGATTGGTGTCTTGCGCTTGTAACTTAGCTTTTGCCCATGACTGTCCTAGAGCTAGGGTAACGCCGCCCAATACGTCCGCACCGCCGCCTAATTTGGCAACCGTATCAGTTAAGGCTTTCATGACCTCATCGGTCGGGTCTAAGCCAAAGTTTTTCAGCTTAATGAACGCCGCTGTTAAATCTTGAATGCCAAACGGCGTGGTCACGTCCAGCTTCATCATCTTGTCAAAAACGACAGTCGCTAACTCAGCTGAGTGCATTACTGAGACAAGACGCATTCTCAACGATTCTAATTCGCGGTTTTTATCGAGTATATTTTTAGCCGTGGCTAGCCCGATAAAACCTAAAATCATAGTGGTCAAGCCACCATAAGCACTTGCCGCCGCAGTAGCTGCAAGTGCGCCGCCACTCATGCCAGCATTAGCCCCAGTCGTGACCACCGTTGCTCGTGCGGTTGCCGCTGAGGCTTGCGATTGCGCTAAAGTTAAGCTTTCAAGTGCAGCGGTTGCCGCCATTTCAGCTTCTAATAAATTAGTGCTTGCGGCGGCATTACTTAATTGTGCGCTAGCGAGACGCGTAGCAGTTTGGGTGGCAGCGGTTTGAGCGGCGGCAGCGGCTGTAGTGGCAACTTCTAAGCGAGCGGCGGTTGCAACAGCGGTAGCTTGCGCTTCGGTGACATTAGCGGTTGCAACAGCAGCGCGTTCAGCAGCGGCGATAGCAACGCGCTGAGCATTGGCTAAGGCGGTTTGAGCAGAAGTATTGGCAGTGACAGCAGTAGTATTAGCCGCGTCAGCCGTAGTTAAACGTGCGCTGGCTTCACTGGCTAAAGTTTGTGCGGTGGTTAAGCGAGTAACAGACTCAGCAGCTAGCGTTTGCGCGGCATTTAACCGCGCTGAAACGCCAAGCAACTGCGATTGCGCGTTACCGAAACGCGCTGCTGCTGCTGCACCTTGCGAGCCTAAAATTTCTGAGGAATTGCTGATTTGTCTTAGCTGAGCATTAACCCCGCTAAGAACTTCGGAAGTATTACCTGTGGCTGTCGTCAGTCTTAAAGCGACTGTCAAAGTGTTTGAACTCATTTAGCACCTATTTTGACGACGGTTTTTAATTGCGTTGCGTTGCTCTAAAGAAAGCGGGAACTGAGTATCTTTTTTATTAGCCTCCTCTTCAGCGCGGGTGTCAGCCCATGCCTGCAACGCGCCTTGCTCTATCGCCTCTATCGCCTCTAATTGCTGTTGCTGTTTAGTGCGTGAAGACTCAAAAAGCTTGATGCGTTCAATTACAGCAGCATGATTTAAACCCGTCACGCTGCTATAACCAATTAGCCAATAATTTTGAATAGCTAAAAAAAAATTGAAGTCGGCAACATTGTCATACCAAAGATAAAAATCATCGTCTTTAGTCTTTTCGCTGCTACCGCTTGGTTTTTTTATGTTGAATCGTTCCCAGTCGTCTTTTGGCTTTTCAGCTTGCTCAGTAACGACTGGTTTATGCGTAGGACTTGCCCAGTAATAACCCGCGCGGGTTAGTTTCCCAACTTCATGCCATAAGTTCTGCCATTTTGAATAGCCATTTGTGCAGCCCAAAGGTCTTCAACTAACCAACCGCATTCCACTATTGGAGTTCTATCATCGTCGTTAAATTCGCCTGCCTTAACCCCGCAACCTTCAAATTCAATTAACGATACTGCTAAAATTTCACCTACGCTTTTGTTAGCATCAAGCATTTCTTTCCAATCAGCGGCGGGGAACTTTTTAAGTCGATACTTTATGTCGTGGTCTTTAGTTTTAGCAAAATCCAGCGGCTGTTTAGCTTTTGATTTGATACCGTAATTTTCCTGTTCTTCTATGCGAAACGCCATGTGAAACTCCGTTAATTAATTAATAGTTAAGCAAGCACGATTTTAAGTTCGTCGTTACCAATTTGAGGCAACGGAATAAAATCAATCGAGTTCATAACAATGTTTTGACTACTGCCATTGCTTTTGTTTTCAAACTGAGCTTGCGGCACGACAACAGTCACGCGATTATGAGTAACGCCGTGACTAATGATCACCGCGCCCTTATCTTCATTCGTAATCGTTTTTGACCAATTGACTGTTTCAATATCAGCCGCTTCAATATTAAACGAACCTTTTGGCATTCTATCTAGCAATACAATACCTTCAAAATTAGGCATATTTCGGTATTCGATTTTATTGCCAGTATCAACTGAAAATTTATCTAATACTGCTTTTTCATAGCCATTGAGATAAATGGTATTAGTGTTGGCGGCATTCACAGGATAAGCATCAACAAAATCAGAACGATTAAGCGGTGGATTTGTAGCGTTTTCTTGCTTATCAATAAGCCCTGTAAGCGTTGCTTTTAGCACAGGAATATTAGCTGCTGATAATTCAATAGAAACATTCACTAATGCATTCGTAATTGAATATAAAGTGTCGTCTTGAAAAAAATAAGCCGTGCCTGTACGCAAAGGCGAAGTGCGAGACGGCGTTTTTAGCGTATAAGTGCGATTAGCTACTGTCGTGTATAAGCTATTAATAGCAGGAATAACTGGCAGCGGCGGCGTAATAGATGCTTGTTTAGTCTCGCCGTTGTACGCTCTAATCGTGCGTTCAATACCGATTGAATAAGTAGAATTTGATTTTGAATAGACGCGCAAATTTTTATTCAGCGTAGCGATTTTGCTAATGCCGTCAAATGCTGTTATTTCAGCAGCTTCACTGATTTCAAAATAATCATTGTTATCAGGCGTAAATGAAAATGCAGGGCTAACCGTCACATAATCAGCAATTTTGTTACTTGGACTAACAATGCGCCGCCGCTCCGTAACGCCTGCATGAGTAACGGATAAATCCAGCCCCCATAGCTCAACGTTGCCCACTACTAAATCAGGTAAGTAAATTTTAGAAGCGGTCGTTTGCTGATTGCCTGTGTTTTTAATCACTAAATCACTGAAATGGCGCACGGTAATGGGCAAACCATTATAAGAATCATTATCTAAATAAATAATATAAGGCTTACCAGTCGCATTTTGAGTGTTAAAAGCTGGGCTGACAGTAGCTATTTTAGTAGTAGCGTTATAATCAGTAATAACCGATGTTTCGTTGTTGCATGATAAGCGCATATTCAAATAGCGTTGAGATTCGCCCGATGCCGCTGTATCAAGTTGAATTTCTGAATTAGTTGAGCCAGCACCTAATACATTAGCGCGTTCTACTTCAGCAATAGCATCAATTCTATAATATGAGGTACTGGTTGGAGCAGTAGCAAATGAAGCAGATACAGTTGCTATTTTAGTAGAGCTATCATAAGCAACAATAGTCCGCTGCTCTGAGCCAATAGTCAGCAACATGCCGCAATAAAAATTATCTTTTGCCGAAGAATTTTGATTCAGGTTAATAGCAGTAGTTGCTGAGCCTGTTTCACATTTTAATAAACTAACAATTGAGTCGTTGGTAATTCTGTATGCAGTACCAGCGGCGGGTGCATCAGTCAAATAAGGCGCGATTCTGGCGGCTTTTGTACTACCATTGTAAGCAGTAATAATAACTTCACGCCCTTTGACAACAAGTCTATTGCCATTGTAAAAATTACTCACTGTTGACGCATTGGCATCTAAAAAAACCACGGTTTGTGATGAGTTAGCTTGCAAAGTAAAACCCGTTCTTACAACAGTAGTATGAATAATACTGTAAAGCGTACTTTCTTCGGGGATTGCCGATAATGCTGCTACAGTAGCAGTGCGTGTACTACCCACATAATCTTGAATAACGCGCCGTTCGCCAGCAATAACTAAAGTATCGCCGTTATAGTAATCATCAACACTTGACGCGCTATCACTCAACGTAATATTAGTCGCTGTGCTAACTTGCGTTTTTGTTTCAATAAGCTGCTTTGTATCTGCCAAACTAACTTGACTGCCGACAGGATTTTGATTACGCGCCACGCCTTCTGATAAAGACAAAACTAACGTCCAGCCGTCATAAGTTCCATTAACCCTGCTCGCCACCTCATCTGCTAAAGTGATTAGCGTTTTAGTAGCATTCTGTATTTCTGCACTGACATTAAAAGCCGTCGTTGTAACGACATAGCCAGCACATAACAAAAGGTCTTCATAAAAAGGCTTAGCACCTGCCTTGGAAACGCCATTTTCTTGCCCGCCGACTAATTCAGTTTCAAGCGTAACTTCGCCATAAAAACCCGTTACTGCTTTTGGATTATTACCGAAATGCGGCTTTACGACTGTGCGCTCAACTGAATTAACTTTGTCGCTAAATGTTAATGTGCGACACGGCATGACATTAAGATTTGTGGGAACAGAGCTAGCAACGCCTGTTGGATTTGCTTGAAAAAGCAATAATTTTTTTAAATCACTAAAAGACATTAGCGTGACCCTTATTTAGTTTTTTTAGTTGACGCTGGGGCATCAACTGTTGGGATTGCAACCGCTTCGGCAGCAGGCTCAATTACCGTTACAATAGGCTCAACCGCTGTTTCAACGGCAGACTGGATAGCAATTGGTGGCATTTTACCTTGCAGCCAGTAGCGGTCACGTTTGGGGCAGTAATCGAGGTCAACGCCTAAAGCTAAAGCTTCTTCGCGTGTCATACCTAATACGGTGTCATAAGTCATTTACTTGGTCTCACATAACTAATTGAAAAAACGTGCTGCCACAGCACAAACGGATTTTTTTCGTCATCAGCAACCACAGCACTAAATACATGGTCAACTGCATTGTATTCCCGGCTTAGTATCCAGCCGCTTAAGCCGTCTTTTAACTGCTCTTCAATAAGCTCTAGCTGTTCAGCGGCGACAGCACCTGCGGCAAAATCACCTGCATCATAAGCGGCGACAAAAATGCCAATGCTTTTAGAAGTAAGTTGTTTATGCCCATTGGCAATGGCATTGGGCAGCGACTTGCTGGCTAGCGGCATAACAAATGCACAAGGAAACTGCACAGGCGGTATGTTTTTAATCTTTTTAGGCATGGCAATTAACTTTACCGATTTTAAAATCGGACAGGTTATTTCTATCCGTGCTTGCCATTCACTTAAGCGCATTAGTAACTATCCCAGTTAGTACCCGACGCGCCCTGAGTAATAACGACTTTACCAGCCGCAGGTGCGGTCACATCATTACTACCCAGCGTTGCTCGTTTAGCGCGAACATCTTTTAACCAACCAATCGCATCTTTATAGCGTGAGCGCACTTCATCGGGCGCGATATTGCGATAAAGCATGTAATGAATAATAGCCACCGTATTTTCTGGTAATGGACTATTAGCAATCACATCGTCAGTTAATGGCAAGTTGTAAGCAGGCATTAAATAACTATCAATTAGCTTTTCTGCTGATTGTTTTACTTCATTTAAAACCGTGTAATTAATGCCACCCACAGAACCATCGCGGTCAGTTAGTGAGGCTAATTCAGCCTCACTAATGAAATTAATTAATTGCGCGTCAGTGGCGTACATGATTAACCTTTAACACTGCCTAAGTTAATTAATACATAAGGCACGTCACTGGCAACGCCTGACACCAGCGCAACTCCTATGATTCTATTATTAACACCCGTGGCTGGGCTGGCAGTAATTGCTCTACCAACAGAATCTGATGTTAATAAATCACCGCGTGTGACCGTTCCGCCGTATTCAATTTGAGCAATATCATCATGCACAACGTCAACGCGATTGCCAGAAGCTACGTTTAATGCAGGAATATCAACAACGCCAATAATAGAATCTGTTGCTGCCGCACCTTGTACAACAACGCCATCGGCACTGAATTTAACGATTCGGTATTTATTAATAGTGCCGCCCGCCACATAATTTTTAACACTCATAAGTTTTAATCCATGACTGATTTAATGACACCTGACTTTAATAACTGGCTTGCATCATCGTCTGATAACTCGATTAACTCGCCTGCGTTAAAATCAGTCCCGTTGTGTGACAGCAACCACTGAGCTTCATAGCTTTTCAGCTCAATAACAACTTCAGCAGCCTCTTCATCGTCACCAATGCCAGCGGCTTTTTTAGTCATCTAAGCCACCGCATTTTCAATGAAATAACCCAAGTCAGGCGCAAGTATTAATTCTTTAACCGCCTCGCCAACGCGCACTTTTTGACCGCCACGCATACCAATATCAGGGTCAGGAATGCTACCTGCTACCCGCGTACCCCATTGGGCGGTTAATGCAAAAGTAACGCCGCTATTCAAATCAGCCATGTTATCGACATTTAATAGTGAAATATGCTTACCCCACGCACGAGCCAATACAGCCGCCTGCCCTTTACGAGCAGTATTAACAAATGATTCGCCAACAATCACTTCTTCCAATTCAAATAAACTAGCAATGAATTGCCGAGTCGCAATACCGCTATCCGCACCTGTACCATAATAAGCTTTAATAATTTTGGGGTGTCGCGCTATCCAGCTAAATGCAGGTCTGCCAATAACCATTTTATTGGCTCGCATAACCATGCTGTCCAATGCTGTAGAAAGGACATAAATCGGGTCAGAATTGGCAAAATCAGAAAACTGTGACGTACCTGATAGCGTTTGCTTATTGCCAGTTGCATAACTTGCTGGTGAAAAAATCAAGTTTGCCGTGCGTACTTCGCGGTCTAATTCAATTAAGTTTGCTGTTTTCTGAACTGAGACGGCTAATGGGTCATAATTAGGCGGCGCATTCAAAATATCAGCTTGCGGGATAGGGTCATCTAAAGCGTAATCTTGCGTAGAGCTAGTCGCCTCAGTTGCAGTAAATTCAACTTGATTCGGCGCGGATTTACGACCCACTTTAGTATCAGGAACGGTAAAGCCTTCCGCCATGTCGTGAATCAAATACCTAAATTCTTGTTTGCCTACAGGAACGCGTGGCGCAACTTGGTCAGCAATCATTGCTTTGTTTTTATACATTACAGCAATAGCCGTTAGCTCTGGCTGTATAGGAAAAGGTGCATTGCCTGCCATGTTATTGTCCTTTTTTAGTAACGTGGGCAACTGCGTCAATTATTGACACGTCAAAGCCCTGTTGTTTTTGAGAAAATTGATAGGCAGTTGCCGCTTTTGTAATGCCTTCTGCTGTATCAAGCGACGCTGATTCGGCTTCGCTAAAATCCGCAACCCCCGTTTTAACCGCCGCTGGTAACTGAGCAAACAGCCCTTTCATAAACTCAAGCTGACTGGTCTTTTTAGTCGCCCCGTCTGCACCCATTGAAAACTCAAACACACCTGTCTGCGCGTCATCATTTAGCTGCATCATAAAATCTACAGCACCTATCAAAAGCGCGGGTGCAACGCCACGCTTCAAATGAGTATCAATCACCGCTTGATACTCAGTACGCAACCGCGCTTTCTTTTCAACTTTTTGCTGTGCTTTTAATTGTGCATTTTCAGCAGCAAAGTCAGAGACTTGTTTTTCAGCCGCCTCTCTTGCTTGCTTTTCTTTGTCCAACTCTTCTTTAGTAACGCTCATCGCGCCGCCTCCGTTATGTGAAAATGAAGATGGCGCATCGCCACCCATAGGATTAGAGCCGCCGCCACAACTATCGCAACCACTACCGCCGCAGTTTGGGCAATTTTCACTCACCTCTTCTTGCTCTTCTTGCGTTTGCAAAAAAGCGATTTGATTAAGCGCGTCTATGTCAGCATTAGGCAAAACCGAGTCGGCTTTTTCTTGCTCAAACTGAGCAATCAAAAACTCCCGCATATTGCGAAACGCCTGCGCTATTAAGCCAGTCGCCGCGCCGTCCATTTCAAAATCACTACTGAAATCAAAATGCTCGCCTGCATGGGCATTAAATTCGATGGGAGCTAAGCCTGTAATGGCGGGCGGTGTTTTGCCTAAAAAGGCAACATGTCCTAAACGTAGTCCTTTGTCGCTGTTTAGAATGCGGATTGAGCGGTTTTTGACGTTGCCGCTTTTAACCCATTGTTCAAATTGCGGGGTGACTTGTTTGAATTTTGCTAACAGCACGTTGCCTTCGCGCTTAAGGTCAGCAGACCAGCCATAAGCAAACTCGCCTGCATGTCCCAAAACAATAGGCGCAGCATCGCTAGCGTTGTGATTAGCAATCATTTGGTCTAGGTCGTTTTCTGTCCACGTCTTTTTTATCCCCGCGCTATCGGTATGCGTACCAGCACGAAAGACTTCAATAAAGTCGTCAAACCCAGAAAATTGTGAGGAGTGTGTATGTGTTTTCATGGGGCGCATTATTGCCCAATGAACTATTTGAAATAAGCGTGAAAGATTTCACGCTACTTTAAAGCAGGGGTTTTTTACAGAATGCACAAAATTTTTAAATCGGTCAATGGATAAATCACAGCCACTGCTATTAACCCACTTCAAAACCACTTCAAAAACGTTTTAATTGCGAATAATCGACTAATGGCTTGCAAAGATAGGCAATCAATAAAAACGCGCTTAAAACGCTTTGTACGCCGTTTATTATTTCAACCACCAAAAGAGACAGCATCATGAGCAACCAACAACCAATCCCCGCCGCACTCGCGCACTTAAATTTAACGCCTGAGCAATATGCCGTGGTTTTAAAAGAAGCCGCCAAAGCCAATATGACTGATAGCCAACGCGCACAAGCCGATAGAGACGCGCTTAAAGACCTAACAAAAGAGGCGGTCATGCAAGGCTTGGCTGATATTGAAGCGGCGACCCAAGCTTTAGAAGATACCAAGACCAGAGTCTACGGTACTTTTAGAGACATTTTAGAAGAGAAGCGCAGGCTTTACGGCATTAAAGTCAGCCAAAAAACCCACAGCTTTTCTGTGCCGTCCGTGGGCGCAATCATTTTAGGTTATCGTGCTATTGAAGACTGGGACGACACTGTTAATGAAGGCATTGCTAAAATTGATGAGTTTTTGGCTTCTTTAAAGAATCATAACGATGCAACTAAAGACGCTCTAGTAGACATGGTGAGCAAATCACTGAAAAAAACTAAGTCAGGCGAGTTACGCGCAAGCTCAGTGCTTGAATTGCAAAACATGAAAGATAAATTTAATGACCCACTTTTTAGCGAGGGCGTAGACATTATCAGCAAAGCTAAACGCTCTAAAAAGTCCGCGTGGTTTATTGAAGGCACTAAAATTGATAAGGACACAGGCAAGTCAATTGCCTTACCGCTCAATATTTCAGCGGTGAATTTCCCAGCTCATTTTGATACTGCATGGCTAGGCGAATTGTGGGATTGATTATTTTAATTACTAAACGGCGGCATTGAAATGTTTAAAAGAGAAGTAACAGAGCAAGATTTTAGAATGCCTCAATTTGTAGGTAAAAACCCCGATGATTATGAGTTTCAAAAAGATGGGACTATTGTCAGAAAAGACCGATAGGAGATGGCGATTCGCCGCATTCGTACTATTATCGGTGATAACCGCCGAGAATTTACCACTGATGACGTGGTAAATGCAGTTCAAGCTTTAGTCGCAACTATTGAACGTCCGCCAGACGCAGACATAGATTAACTGGACAGTATTTTATGTTTAGAAAATACCTTGAATTACTTTTTATTAAAATCGCAATCATGATATTAAAAGGACGTAATGTTGAACGTGCCATGATTATATCGAGAAGAGATAATAATGATATGTGGGCAATGAGTGAGCGGCTTGAAATTATTATGGGCAATATAAAAAGTGGGTATAAAAATATCCGATAAATAATCGGTCACTATTGGTAATAAATCACTCCGAAACGACTCGCTACCAAAAGGCGACAGAGTTATTGTGTGTGCAACTTAAAACAGCACAGCAAAATCAAGGAGTTACCATGAATACCGCATTATTATTTGAATACACCTGCTTTTTACGCCTTTTACCCGCTGACGTTATATTTGAAACGATTGAATGGCAAGTTAATAAGGTGTTTTTAGTTATTGCAAGCCAAACTATTGAAGCTAAAACCCAGTATTTTGATTTTTCAACTAGCGAGACTGAACGGTTAATTTTACTAAAATTTACAAATACCGATGAAGACGGACTCAACTGGTTTGAAGTAAAAATTGATTAACAAAAGAAAGCCCCGAAAGGGGCTTTTTTAAAAACAAAACCCATTAGCTCTTGAATGAGTTAATGGGTTTTTTATTTACTAAATTCTCTATATAAAGCACCAACAAACTCTTCTGGGGCATTCATTGAATTACATAACTCATTTAATGACAATGGAAAAAGCTCCACTCCACATATATCTTTCCATTTTTTTGGAAACTGACAGCCATTAGATAGCTCGATATATTTATCTTCTGCTTGTGATGAAGAATAACGTAACGATAAATAATATGACTCAAAATCTTCTCTTTCAGGTAATTTGCTAATAATTGAAGTTACCGCGCCATCATAGATAAATGCCGAAGCTCCTGTATAGCCACCAAGTCTATTTTTTGCATTAACAAAACCACAATAACTATTTGCAACTTTGCCTTTAAATACGTTTTCAAATTTCGCGCTATCTGGGTCAATTAATATTGAGGAAACTGCTTTTTTTGCCTTATTTTCTGCTGTTGGTAAATAATCGCTTTTCAGTATTATGAAAAATAAAGCAATAGACAATAAAATATATATTATTTTCTTAATGACTCTCATAACTAATATCGCCTTTTAAACTATTTATTTTATAATGTTGTTTTAAATTATCAAGTATCTACATTCCATAATACTTA